ATGGTAAGATAGTTGTCTCAGAAGCAGGAGTCGGTGGGACACAACAGGCAGTAAATCTAACTTCTGGTTCTATTACTCATGAAACTAAGGGCAGAAGATTCTTAGCGTCTAGTGCTGTACCTGTTGCTAATGCTTTAGATATGGGTGGTATTACAACTGGTAAAGGTTGTAAATTTATTTGGCTTCGAGCACGTGATAATAATAACGCTGATGCCATTATCACGCCAGTAATTAATGGTGTAACTTTTCAAGCTGGATCAGAATTTATTTATGCTTGTAGTAAAGGAAGCGGCCAGACTATTACTACTGTCTCTGTTATTCCAGAAGTTACGACAGATATGAATGTGGATTATATTTTTACAGCGTGATATATGGCAAACACAGCAACAGTTAATGGGTCAATTTCAGTAATAGATGCTAATAATGAGTTATTAGCGGCGTATACGTTAGCAATGAACTCTGGTAGTTTTAATGTAGTAAAAGCAAATACTAGGGAAATTGCACCAAATACTACGGTTACATTAGATATAACAGGTATTAGTGCTGCTCGTTTTGTATGGGTGCGTAGCAGAAGCTCTGCAACTGGTTTAGATAAATCAGTGTTAGTTACATTGAATTCAGTAACTAACTCTAAACCATCAGTTAATTATCTTCATCAAAATAGTGATGATCCTGCTACTACATCTATTACTTCTGTTCAAGTTTTTGCTAAGAATGATGGTGTGTCTACCACTATTGACTATGTCCTCGGTGGTTAATGGCGATACAATATCCTGGGCGTAGTAGAGGAAAAGACAGAGCTAATTTAGATGAGTTAGTCTATGTAAACCCATATCAGTTCTTTTTATTCTATTTTGATTTCAATGATATTGTTGCTAAGCCACTATTAATACTTCCTAAAGATGCAATGATATGGACGGATCAGGTAAACATAATTGAAAAATTTAATGGTACACTACCTAATTTGAATATAGGAACGAAAGATAATCATGTGGCTGTTGGATTTACTCCTGTGCATGTAGTTGGACCGCATCGTTTATTAACTCGCAATACTACAATATACTTTAATATCCTGACTGAAGAAACTGAAATTTTTAAGGGAATTACGCATCAATCAGGCGGAACACAAAGTGCACAAGGTAGTGGGTGGTGTGTCCTTCATTACCTTTTAACGAGATAATACAATGCCACCATTCCAATACGGATCACGATCACCATTATTCAATACTGGACGGAATCTTGGACAGAATCTATTTAGTAGTTGGTTCAAGCCACCTACTCAACAAAATTATGTGAATCCTAATAAACAAGCAGAGAATGCACCTACATATCCGATGCCACCAGGGGCCTCACCTTATGGTACTATTGGGCCATTAGGTAGTTTCAATCCACAAATAAATGCGTTCGATCCTAAGTATCAGCCCTTTGTTGCAGGTGCTTTTCAAGGTATTGAAAATACTTTAGGGTATAATCAAGGTTTAGTTGGAAATGCACAGCAAAATTTAGCAAGGTTAACCGCTGATCTGTCTCAGCTTTATGGTAATCAATTAACAAAGAGTAATCAGTTAGCTAATCAATTTCAAGGTTCCTATGGTCCACTGATTAATCAAGCACAAACACAGATGACACTGGACCAGAAAGCATGGGATGAATTAATCGGACAAGCATCACTAGCAATGCCTGTTGATCCATATTCGAATGAGATGCTTAGACAGGCGATGGGTAGTATCCAGAATAATACAACTGGTGCTGTACAGAGTGGGCTACCACAAATACAGCAAGCTTTTGCTAACAGAGGATTATTGAATAGTACACAAGCTGCTGGTGCTGAACAATCATTCAGACAACAAGCATTAACAGACCAGCAGGGATTGAATTTAGGTGCTGTGCAAAATCAGTTAGATACGAATGTCGCCGCTAATCAACAGCGAAATAATATACTAGGACAATTACAGAGTGGTCAGACACAAGCAAGACAGCAGAGTCTAGGTATTATTGGTGGATTGCAGGGACAGATGATGCAAGGAATCCTTGGTGCTCAGGGATTGGGTAATGATTTGACGGGTCAGTATGGTAATACACTAGCAGGATTAGGTGGGATTAATGCTAATCTAGGTGTACTGAACAGACTTGATCCAGCACTACTTGCTGACATCAGTTCAGGATTGTTAGGTACTAAATTAGGACAAGAGAATCAGCAGGCATTGCTAGCACTTAGTCAGCAGATAAGTGCTAATCAAACACCGAGTTGGGGCGATCAAATTGCAGGATTAGCTGGTTTCTTCCCTGGTGCTCAAAATATTGCACCTTGGTTAGGTATTGCTGGCACTGCATTAAATGCTTTTGCACAACGACCATATGGCACACAAGGACAATTTAATCGTGTGTACTAAATGTTGGCAAGTAGTTTCTATTATCGGACAATGGCTGGACCGAGAAGGTCATGATCTATGTCATGATAGTAGTGATGTAATAATCGCTATAGCTAAGTTATATAAGATAGATATGACATTGTTTGATATCAAAAAGAAAATTGGTAAAGTAACAGAACCTGAATTTAGAGCAGCATGCGATCAGTATTGTAAGGAAATTTTCCATGCCAGGACTGTTTGATTTTGGAGCACAGCAAACCCAGGCTGGTTCTATATATGCGAATTTACAAACGCAAGCTGCTCAACAAGATCGTCAATTACGACAGATCGAACTAGAGAATTTTAAGCAGCGTTTGTTTCAGATGTACCAGATTGAAGAACAAAAGAAAGCTGAGAAGAAAGCTAGACGTAGAAAATTACTGACACTTGGTCTTGGTGGTGCTGCTGGTGCTGTTGGTGGATTGGCATTGGCACCTGGATTAGCTACTTCATTAGCTGCACCGGGATCAGTAGGAACTTTAACTGGTGGTGGTATGGGACAGTATTATGGTCTAGGTTCTTTAATGGGTGCTAGCACTGGTTTTGGTATTGGCAATCAGTTCGGAGGATAATTATGCCGCCATTTCCTAATCAAGAATTACAGCAAGGTGCATTGTTATCTGCATTACAACAGCAGTTGCAGGGTAGACAGTACAATGCATCGCGGCCTCAAGGTAATGGTTTAGAAAATTTCCAATTATTCGCGGGTATACTAAATAACTTTGGTAATCCGAATGCATTACCACAGACACTAGGATTGATTCAAGAACAACGCAATCGTCGTGAGGACAATGCTAGGAATGATTTTCTCTTAGAGACTAAACTCTTAGAAACAAAACTACAGGCAGCACAAGACGATATCAAATTACGAAAGCAATTAATTAATTTTGATCTAGAAAAACGTTTAGCTGAACAAGGTTTAGAACGGGGTGCATTTAATCTACAACAGGATAAGGCTACTGCACCATTAGAGTTACGACAGAAGCAGGCAGCAGCCGAAGGTGCTGAGTTTTCTTTAGGCGAGGCTAGAACGCTTGCACCAATTAAACGTAGACAAGAAGAAGCACAAGCTAGTAAAGCTGAATCTGATTTAGCATTAGCACCATTAGAACGTATACTTGTTGAAGCACGCACGCGTACTGAAGAAGCACAAGAACGTGCAGCATTAGCACAACGAAATAAACTTAATCAAGAGATAAAACAAGCGGATCAAGCTGCATCATTAGCACATGTAATGCGAGAAAATCTTAAACGACAAGGTTATGATACAGAAAATCCATTAGAGACACCTGAGTTTGCACGTTTAGATGCTTTACTTACTGGTATTCCTAATGAAGCAGCACAAGCAATTATTCCAGAAGATCGTATTACACATGCTAGTAGATTCAGCTCTCGTGTGGCTGCTTTAGCTGATCTTAAACCTGAACCAATTGTTAATGACCAGCCTAATCCTGTATATAAAGAGTTGATTACTCTCGCTGAACTATATCAAGAAAAAGTTCCATTAGGTATCAAGAAAGTTGAAGAGAGTGTAATCACTAATATTCTTCCTACGATACCACCTAAGAATCGTAGTGCTCAGAAAGAAGCCGCTACGAATCTAGTTAATTTCTTTGCTCAACCAGAAATTTTTGATACGTATGAACAGGCAGGACTGACTAAACGAATCTTAACAGATGTGTTAACGGATATTACAGGCGGGTATTTTGATGCTTACAAAGTTGATCCTAATGATTTGTTTGGACAGATAAAAGAATTAGTTCTTCGACGAAAACAAGGTGAACAATTACAGAGACAAGAACTAAAAGAAAAGAAATTAAGAGAAGAGCATATGACACCTGAATTTAAGAAATTACTGCAAGAATCTCAGAGAATTGCTCCTTATAATAAGTTTTAAACGATGGGCGTAATAGCAAATAATGCTAGTGTATTTGGCAGTACAGGGGCACGGCCTCCTGCTGTACCACAGTCTTATCTAGAATCATTAGGTAGAAATGTCTTTGATGTCTTAGATGCTTCTGGTAATTTTGGTAGGTCAGTTGCACGCTTTGCACAAACAGGTGACCCTGGTTATCTTGGTAACGCAGCTAAGATTGTGTTACCATTTATCGAATCAGAGAAAGTTCCTATTGAGGATATTACCAATAGTAAAAACTTTTGGTATAATCTAGGGGCAGAAGTTGTACTGGACCCTCTTAGTTACGTCGGAGGTTTTTTACCTGCAGCCAAACGGGCTGCTACTGCCACTAAAGTATTGCAAATTAAACGTGAAGCGAGTATATTTAAATCACTCGGTGACATAGAGAGAGCTAGTGAAGCACGTACTGCAATAAAGAAACTAATCGAAACAGCACCAGCACGCACTGATAAGAAACAATCACTTTTATCCGTTGGTCTCCCTATACCGTTCACACCTACTATTGATATCGGTGATGCAAAGAAACTAACAGAGACATTCAAGTCACTGGGTTTTGATCGTCGCATTGCAGGCGTGATTAAAGAATCAGACCGTATTGAAAAGAAGATTACTGACGGTAGTTTAAGAATTGGTTTACAAGAGAAATTTAGGGAGAAACTCTCTGTATTAAATAAAGAATTGAATGATGGTAAGGGTGTATTATCACCATCAGTAATTAATAATGTATATAGAGTTATTAATTTCGTTGATGATAAATTCCATACTGCGGTTCGTGAACCAGTAATCCAGACACTTAAGGATATTACTGGTATCCGTAAACGTGAACGAATTCTGACAGGTGATAGAGAAACACAGGATTTGTTCAATAAGTTAAAGGATTTTGGTAGTTACGCTGATGCTGAATTCAGAACTAATACTTACAGATTAGCAGAATCAGTAGGTGTTAATAGTGATGTGGTCCGGGCAGACATTCAGAAAACATTGAATCGTCAGATTGGTAGTATTAGTACCAGTGCTGGAAAGAAATTCGATAAGTTAGTTAGTACAGGTAATATAGACGAAGCCGCTAAAATCTTGGATGGCGTTGCAGCGAAGATTACTTTTGCTAAGAAAGCAGCAGCACAAAGAGAATTCAGGGTCGCTGAACTAGAGAAACTAAAGATAGATGCTAACCCTGAGTTACTGAATGTAATCAAAGCAGAAGTGGATGCTAACGCTAGATTGTTGCAAAAGGAACAGTCATTAGGACTACGCACTAAGGAATTATCTGCACAAAAGAAAGGTATATTAACGTATATACCGCGTGCACTTAGTGATGAAGCTAAGCAGTTATCAAAGAAAAATCCTGTACTTTTTGCATCAATACAAAGAGATATTTATCCTAAGATAAGTGCTCAGTATAAACGTAGGTTCTATCCTGAAACCGAATTAATCGAGGTTAATAGACTACTCAGAGAACAGTATGGTCTTAACTTTGATTATTTCAAACCAGATTTGGTGCAAGCTCAGTTACAGAGAAAGATACAATCAGCGAATGCAATTGGTAGTGCTGAGTTCTTGCATGAGGGTGTGAGAAACTTTGGGCAGGCTAAGCAAAGTGTAACAGACGTACAGGCTAGACGTGTACTCAAGCGGTTCGGTATTGACCCTAAAGATTTAAGTAAGGATTTGTATTTACCACAACACGTTGTACAAGACCTTACTAAAGGGTTCACCCAGTTTCATAAAGCGGTAGGCGATACTAACTGGGTTAAGAACGTATTAGGTAAGTTAGTCCATCCTATTAACTCTTTCTATAGAGCGTTTCTTACATTCGGTTTTCCTGGTTATCACTTTGGTAACTATGTAGGAAATACTTGGCAATCAACTCTACACAGTTCAAAGGTATTAGGTAAACTACACGAAGGATTCCCAATCCAGCATCGTTATATTGCTGGTAAAATGACTCCTGCTGATATCGCTGAGTGGACTAAGATGGAGAATCTAGGTATAGTTCAAGGTAAAGAACTACCTGGATTAGAATCCGTATTAGATGAAATTGGATTAAAGGAAATATCGCCACGCGGTGAGTTAGCAGATCGTCCATTTACTTTTGCGGGTAGAGTAGTTTTTGGTAAAGATAAATTATCTAAACCAAAAAAGTTCTTACAGAATCCATTAAAGAGCTTTGATGAAATTTTTGCAGGAGTAAAGGTACACAAGAACCCTAATGATTTCGATCCACTTACTGGGCGTGCTTTCGGTAGGTACTTAGAGAACGCATCGCGTATTGCACTGTTCAAAACTGCTAAAGCAGAAGGTCACTCTGACATTGGTGCTATGCGGGTAGTAAACAAATATTTGTTTAACTATGCCGATCTAACACCCTTCGAGCAGGAGTATCTCAGACCGTCATTCTTATTCTATACATGGACGAGAAAGAACATACCACTAGCAATCAAATCAGCACTGACTAACACTAGACAGTACGCATTGTATAATCATATCACAGGTATGAACGATGAGGATTTACCACAGTACCTACAGTCAACGAATGCTTTTGTTTCACCGTGGAATCCACAACTAGCTATAGGAAGCCTTAGACTGCCTATCGAAGATTTGAATCTGTTGAATGTATCGGATGTTGATCCTAATTATAAGGACCAAATTCATCGCTTAGTTCAAAAAGTAGCCGCTCGATTATCACCTGCATTATTGGTACCTTATGAAGTTGCTTTAGCAGGTGAGCAAGCATTTACCGGCACTCCTTTATCTGATACTAATACAATGGATTACATTGTTAATCGTTCACCTTTTAGTAGGTTTGCTAAGGTAGCAACGAATGTATCGCAGTCATTAAGCGAACAGAAGGCATGGAGTACCTTAATGATTGAAACATTCACTGGCTTACGAACGTACAAGTTTGATCCTAGTAGAGTTCCCATTGATAAAGCTAAGCGGCGATTACTAGCAACAGGTAAAGTAGCTAAGTTCCCAGTACTAGTTTCTAAAAAGAAAGATGATTATCTAACTAAAGAAAAGATTAGTCAGTTCCAGAAGATGGTACGGGAACAATCAAAATAGCAAAGCACAAAAAAGTAAAGGGTATCCTATGGGACCACCGACAGTCATAATCAAATCTCCAATGAAGAAATACAAGAATCATCTCATGACTGAGAATCCTTTTCTATTAGAACTGATGAAAGAATACGTGCGTAAGAAATTCGCTTATCAACCTCGTGATCCATTTCAGAAGATGATTAACAATGTACCAAGCGTATACCCATCAACATAGTATGGCACCTAAAAAAAGTCCTGATACGAATGGCTATCTGCTTTATAAAATAGCTGCCGGAGCTTTTGGAACATTAGTAATGTACTTAGCTGTTAAAATGGATAACAAAGTAGAGAAGATGGAAGAGAAAATTAACACTGTTCAGATACAATTAATCTCTGTAAATAAGTATCTAGAGGCGATCAGTGTAGAACAGATTAGATTCAATAGGATAAAGGAATGATCGAAGAGGTTAAAAATAGTTTGAAAGATGACCTATTTTATAAGATAGGAGCAATGGCTTTTGGTACATTAATATCTTATTTAGCAATCAAAATGGATACCAAAGTAGAGACAATGGCTTCAGATATCGCTACGATGAAAGCAGAGATAATATTTCTTAATAAACAACTCATTCAACCTTAAGCCTTAGCCTCTGCCTATCAAAGAGTCTATACTACAGTCAAAGAAGTCAGCAAGAGCTACTAGATTATCGATAGACGGGAAGCGATTACCAACTTCGTAATGATTGATAGTAGTCTGATGCCAATTTAGAGCATCAGCTAATTGTTGTTGTGTTAGATTCCGATCGTTGCGGAGGTATCTAATCCTGTTAGCAAAGTATATTCTGTGTCTCATTATTTCTTTCCTACTAAGTTGTCTAACGTAACATTAAAATAATCTGCTAACTTAATTAGAGTGTATAATGTTGGTGAACAGCGGCCCTTTTCATATTGTTCAATAACTTGTCTATAACGTAGGCCAACGGCTTCTGCTATCTTTTGTAGCGTGTTACCATTTTTTAGTCGTAATTCTCTTAGTCGTTTACCGAATCTAATTGTACATTCTTTTCTAGTCACTGCACTAGTCTCCCTAATTTAACGTTGTATGGTACGTTAGGTTTACTGTCTTTACTGAAAGATACATTCGCGAAGTATGTTGCATTATCTGCACCATGCTTACCCTTCAATAGTCTAGCACGCTTTGCAACACCACGCAGTGTCCACTGATTCCGCTCAGTCACGTCAATCCACTGCATGAATTTCTCATAGAATTCACCGAGTAATACTTTACATCCTGGTATATGGTAGATTTCTGAACGAATGAATTCACTAAGTGAATCTTCGTGGTACTCTTGTACAATAGCTTTCTCATCAGTCTCAATAACTGGTAATCGTAATCGGCCTATTGGTTCAGGAATATCAAAGTGCATTAGTGTATAAAGAAATGCTGGTGCTTCCTTCTCACAACGTTCAATTAGTATATGCTTAGGTATCTCTTCTTTCAGTGGATCAACACGTAGTACACTAATCCTAGTATCACCTGCCAGTACAGGACAATATGATGGGTCATTAGCACACTGAATCCAGTGTGTATTGTTAGGTAAATCATATGGTGTTTGTCCCTTACAGTGAATAGCAATGGTCTTACCAGTCACCCAATCTTTAATACGGTCAGAAGCATTACTCTTTCTTGACAGATTGGTTTCTTCAACCACACAGAAGATCGCACCAGCTAGCTCACCATTGAACCCCGGAGCACTGATAAGAGAGTTATCAGCACGGACAACACCTTTAGTAAACAATAAAGATAGTGCTTCGTGAAAGATACTCTTACCTGTATTCTGTTGACTAGAGTAGAAGAATAGATATGGTGTCGGCTCGCCGGGATTCTGCAAACAACTCGCTAACCAACATTGCAAGTAGAGCAGTCCACTATAGATACCATTCTCAATTCCCCACGTACTCTGTGTGGTTAAAATGGAATCTAAAGATTGTCCACAGTGATGAAGAATCATATCCCATGTGGGATGATGACCCTTCTGAGCATCAAAGCGAAACTGAGCCGCATCCCGATTCCACTCCCGATTGCCCGGATATTCCGGTTTGAAGGGTTTATTAACTAAAAGCCAATTGTGCCCGACACACGTACCTATAATCTTAGGTATTTCTTTAGTTGTTGATCCTTGTGATAATAGAAATTTTTCTACATTATTTCTATTCTCTTCAACCCACCCAGTAGAAGCATAGATAACCCAGCCAGACTCAGTAGCCCCAGTAATCAAATGACGTACTAGATGATCTGGTACGTCTATCTCTTCATTCACCTTTGGTCGAAAAAAAATTCTAGTCCATTGACCTTTCTTATCAATGTATCCGTCTAATAATTCACTAGGTAGTTTATCAAAAGATAGTACAACTCTCTTATCATCTAGTTCACGGAGTTTACATGGGCGTGCAGATATATTAAGTTCGGGTACTTGAATGCCCATCGCAGATAGAGCAGATATTGCATCCGTAATTGATCTGAAATGATATCCTTTCTCATCTTGTATTCCCTTACAGTATTGCGATGCAGTGATGAAAGACGGTAGTGTATTATAGTAACAGGTTGTCCAACCACTAGTATCCGTAAACCACGTACTAGTTTCGATAGTACCTTTACCATGCCGACGAATAATCCATGCACCATTAGATAATGGAAAACAAAAACAGTTCTGGTCTTTTCCAATGTCCTTACCCGTCGATACGGTATCAAAGATACCCGTAAACTTTAATTCAGTGTGTGCTTTCTTAAGATCGTAGGTATGGCACACGAGCATTTGTCTATCATCATGCCACCACCAGAGTGCAGATGACTTCTCAAACCACTGAATGAGCTGTAAATGTCTGTCATCTAACTTAAGATGGCGACGTGATACTGATAGTTCATCCTCGGACGTAGTGATTTTCTTTGGTACTAATTTAGTCCGGGATACACCATCTAAGTAAGCCTGCCAATTAGGTACATCATTATCAGTAAGAGTTTCTGTTGCTTCCTTTAATAAGACAAAACTTTTACCTTCAATTGCATCTCTACGCCATACCCATAAGATACCTCCGAGAGTATCTACTTTAGCTTGTAAATCAATACCAGAGAGAGCAGAAGTTTTGGATAGAATAGCACGAGCTAGTGCTGCATGTTCAGTATGGTTTGTAACTGGTGAGATATTACATAAGCAATAGATATGTAAACCATTACCAGAGCTACTGCTATAGATAGTAATATAAGGAATGGATCGCACCCTACTATGTATTTCTTCCAGTTCATCTTTACTTAATCCTTGTTTATGGCCTATAAGACTATCATAATCAAAGCCTACCCATAAGGAACGTTTCTCTTTCCAATTCCAACCAGTCATACCAATAGCCTCAGCATGTGCTGAGATATCAAAGCGTATTGGATGATCTACATACTGAGGATTTGATGCTGCTGCGAATGGTACACGAAAGGGCTTCCATGTTTGCATACCGTCAGTAAAACCGTACCAACGGTGTCCCTCAAACGATCCTTGTATTGGTTCACCATTATCTTTTGCTACATTAACTTGTACCTCCATATCATGTGTGTATTTTTTACACATAGGAAAGGGTTTAGTTAATAAGAATTTTTGTACGGCTTCCGTGCGTAGCATAGTTAAGATATCTTTGCTTTTCTGTCTAGTGTTATGGTTTCTACACCAGTAAATTCATGTTCATCTCTTATCCAAATTTGACCACACCAAACACAAAATCTAATCTTTGGTCTTGAGCCTAGACCTGTTTCATCATAGAATCCTTTATATATCTTTTTATCATTTTCTTGACAACATTCACGTTTGATCGTTTCTTCTATTACCATGTCTCCGCTTCTCGCATCATCCTGTTTAAGAACTCCATTGGTTCTTTAGTATTGTACACCGCTCTACGCCATTGAACAAAGTCCCTTCTAACAGATTCCATTCGTATATCTATATCACGATTAGTCACAATACCATCACCATCAGCATCTAATTTACTGCAATAGAACGGTGGTTCACTTACAATTTCTTTTGTACACTCGATCATCTTAGGTAACAATAGACGGAAGGGGTGACCTGCTAGAATGAATTCATCGAGAGAGGAAGTGGGGATAACATTGAAAGAACGGCAGTGATCTAGTTCGTTGGTGAGCTTAGTTATCTTGTTATTCATTAAGGACATTACAAAGCAACACGTAAACAATACTGTCATAGAAAGTAACCATCTAATGCTATTGTGTTGCATTTCGTACTACCTCCATGAGTTCGCCAAAGGCATGCTCTTCTATATTCTTGGCTACGATTTTTGTAATCTTGTTCACGTATACAGGTCGTACTGTTGCTCTATTGTTTCGTAGAAAAGTTATCTTATTTGGTGGTATAGCTTGCAATGACTCTAGTTCATTTACCATCTCATCGTAAGATAGTACAAAAGCTAACGCATCAACTAATTTAGTCTTGATCTCATTTAATTCTGTTTGAGAATCGGCCACGTATCTGCTCCCTGCCACTGTGAGAATGGCACGTGTGTTAATATAGTGTCTGTCTTTCGACGAGATAATTCAATGGGTATATCACTAGGTTCATAGTACTTCGTCTTAGGAACAGTTACTTCCATACAGTGTTGGATACGTGTATAACCTACAATTCGTTCTGTCTCTCTATGTAAACGCAGAGATTCATTAGGTTTATAACCAGTGATAAACTTAGAGTTAGGTACAGCAGTAGCAATAACTTCAAGAAGTTTTCTAGTATCAACGAGACGGTTAGGTGCATCACGTGATGGTAGTAAGAGTTGACAGGGGTACCAGTAGTAGGTAGTATCAGAGTAACTCAAGATATGTATAGCTTCTGCTAATGCAGTGTAATCAATTGGACGTCCATTACTATGAAATAAACCTAGAGCTTCGTCTGACTCAAGGTCTAGTAAAAGAGAACTAAGGCCATTAAGATGAGCTATTGTATTCCATAAATTTTTATTGTACAACCCACCACTAGCTAGATAATTATCGAATGTATGTACCTTTACGCCAGTTAAAACCTTGCATGGCCATTCATCATTAAGTAAACTTTGTATATGGACCTGACTGCAACCAGTGGTTATGCAAACCTGTTCGCAACCTAACTTAACGAATTTCTGTGCTCCTACTATAGCATACTGTCTATTGTTTAGATGAGTATAACCAGGAACAGTACATACTTTGTTAGGTGCAGCAGGCAGGTCTACCCAAGGAATGAATGTCATGTAGTCTCCTTTAGATAGTAGGTATACACATTGTATACCTACTATCCACTATAACATGAGTCACTCTACCAGCAACGAAAGTAAGTGTCTCATGCTAGTTCTAATTCATCTTTGCTACTACGTTCCAGCCATCGTTCATATGATTTACAGTATACTGCCGCTTCACACTGACAGTTGTATTCGTGACAAAGATCATAGCTAGGTTGTGGTTCTGCTATCGTAGCGTTATACCTATCATCATGAATTTGTTCCCACATTTTCTTTACATTACCAAAGAGCTTGTTAGCGAATTCATCACTGATTGTGCCTTCGTATTCCACGAAGATAATGTCTTTCTTTTGGTGGCATACCTCATGTACTCGGAAATAGAAGTCAGAAAACTTACCTACCAGCCAGTTATAAAAAATTAATTGGGTTGCCCAGGCTGGATTAATTTCTTCGAGATCAAATAGTGGTGTCGTATTAGGTGCAGTTACTTCACCACTAATGCCTGATACTTTGTATGCATAATTAGCGTGCGGTGAAGCTGTATACTTGGAATAGAATCCTCTAGTTTTCCAATCGAAAGGTAATCCATCTAAGATAGCATCGAGTCTGCCTAAGATTGGTACACCGTTAATAACACGATATAGCTCTTGTTCTAGTTTAATGTCTTGTGATGCCAGTAACTTATCTGCTAGGCCATGTTTAATATACTGCCCTGCGACGACATAAGCATTGGCGATAACAGCATCCTTATCTTCGTGTTTAATCTCTTTGAATACACGGTCTAGCTTAAGTATAGGATTATTGATACCTTTCTTCTTTGCTAAATAATCTTTTATAATAGCATCGAAACAGGTACCCATAATAGCAGAAGCACCTACGTTCGGTGGTAGGTACGGGTGTCCAGCAAGTTTAGTAAGATAAACTTTGTGCTGACACTTCTGCCAAGTAAGATATGTCGATGAAGAGATATACGTTAAGTGACGAAGTACTGGGAGTATCATGCATCCACCTTTACTAGTTCGTTACCACTACATACGTAATTATCACTATACATTCTTACACCAAGGACACTAACAATACTCGGTGCAATGATATCATAATACTTAACTAGTTCTCGTTCAGAAAAACCGTACCATTGTCCTTTACTTTCTACATCATAACAAATTATCTTATTACTATCATTATATTCTCTTATTATATACCCCTCTAGTGGCCAGTGATCTTTACCCGGTGGTGTAGGTTTAACACGAGAAACAAAACTACCTAGTAGGACCATTACTTTTCTCCAAGCATTCTTTATGAGCGAATTCTTTACCAAAATTAAAAACTATCTTAAATGGCATTACCATTTCTCTGCGTCCTTAGGGCAACCTGATAAATTAATTGGTTGTTCGCGAATTCTACATAATCTTTTTTCTCTAGCTTCGGGTACTTTCATATATACCGTCTCCAATTCCCAGAACCAAAGAGCTTGTCGTACTGTGTATATGATGTCAACACATACACTTCAGCACCATACTTATCCATTTGTTCAAACTCATATATTTGTGACACTCGTAGTTTCTCTCCTGGTGCTTTTGTTTCTATCCAACGCTGACCGTGTACAGGATGGAAAGCCACCAGATCAGGTAATCCACTTTGATATTTACCACCATGCAGTTTCTTAACATACCACCCATGTCTCTTAAGATATAACTTAAGTTCCTGAAGAATCTTAGCTTCAGGTCCAGTGCGTACTGTACGTCGTAGGGGAGGTAGGTCCATTACAAATTATTCCTTTAGTCTCCTAGGATATTCTTCGGCTTCATAGGCCGGTTACTCCACTTAACCTTGATATCATGGATTGCATCCTTCAACATCATTACTTCCTTCTGGGTATTCCTCATATTCAGCATCAGTTCCCAGTTGATCTTATCCTTATACATTTCATAGAGCCTATGTGCTCCTTGCAGGTACATTAAGAATGGCCCTTTACCCTGGAATACCCAACGATAACACTTACGTAATGCATCGTGCGTAGTGCTATTGCGTTCAAACCATGTAAAGTACGATAATGGTTTAAGTCCTGCCAGTTCAAAAGTCTTAGGATATTGGTCTACAACCGAACGAAGTTCCTTCAGCATTGTATCTTTAGTCATGTTTCTCTACCATAATTAAGGTACCGGATTGCAAGATCAGTGAGGTACTCACGATGAGTCTCAAATGTACTAGGTTCACTCATAATTAACCACAGTTTACTTTGTTCTACGGGCAACAGCCTATCCCATATTTGTTCCTCCGTTAATTCATCTATAATATCCATTAATAGTATCACTTTACACCTGCCCAGTTTTCAAGATGACTCTTCCAATCTATCTCTAGTAGTGGCACAACACTACGTAGACTATCAATTTCAAAATTGACTCTACTACGTACTTCCTTAGTAAAGTCTGGTTTGTGTACACAAAGAATCTCATCGTGTACATTAATTGTCTTTACTAACCACTTACCTACACCAACAGGTTGTGTTTCGTTTATAGCACACTGAATACGTTTAGTTATTTGTGCCCCTGTACCCTGTATTTCATGGTTAGCTGCTGCTCTCATATTGTTTGCCTGTATCATAAATGCAGTAGCTAACAAAGCTGATTGTGATGCACCGCGTATAGTTTGCGAACGATTAGTAGTACGCATCACACTACCAATAACATCGAACTCACGCGGAGGATTCTGTGCTAAATCATAGAGAACTTTTACAATCTCATTCTCTAAGTGGAAATACCTCTTGAATCCCATCAATGTTTCTACATACTTAGCGGGTTCGTGCCATTCGACTGGTGTTCCTATGCCATATGGTTGGCGTAACGAACAGAACTTATCAAAGATTTTCTCACGTGCAATACCTATCTGTGGGTAACTCTTAATAAAATTAGCATAAGATATAGCAGCTTGTTGTTCTGAGATACCAGCAACCTTACTAATCTTATGTTCCATTGCACCATAAATTAGTGCAAAGAAACTATTCTTAGCAGGGTTATACATATTGTTATTGGTACCAGCAGACGACATTATTTGTTCATAAGGAAGTGAGTATAACGCCGCTCCAAGGAGTCCGTGAACTGAATAGCCTGATGCAAGTTCTTCTCTAAGTTTTGTATCATTGTAGACTGCATCTGTGATAGTGACTTCAAACTGCTTAAAGTCTCCTCCAGAGAGGACATCACTATCTTCAGCGAGACTGAATAACTCTCTAAAAGTATGATCTCTGTTAATTCCTTGGGGATTGAGTGATCCTTCTCCTTCATACAGTTCATCTCCCCCGGACATCCGCCCGGATTTAGCACCAATAACATTGAAAGATGGATAGAACCTATAGTTAGCATCTATAAGTTTATCCAGTACATCGATCTCTTTACTAGCTTTACGCCACGACGATAGTAACTTAGCCGCTTCAGATACAGGACTCTCCCATTTGATTAGTTTCTGTATAGTATCCTTACTAGTATCAGTGATAGCCATCTTCTCTAGTTCAGTTGCATGATCACGGAGAAAACGCAGTGACTCAACGTGAGAGTTATAATTTATAGGTGTGTGCCTGATACGATTAAGTTGGGTTTCATAACGTGATATGATCTTCTCGCGGTCGAGTCCAAACCCAAGATAACGGGTGGCACCCACACTAGCGGCCAGTTCTGAATCAACATCGCCGCCCTTTGGCTCGGCGAAGTGATGCCACAATCTGCAAAGAAGGTCGATATCATTATATGCGTATCCTCTAGCAGTTTTGTTCGTGTGCCAGAAATCAATATGCCACTGGGCGTAGGGTTCCCAGTCTGTGTTGTGTGGGTCATAAGGTTTCTCAGGAGGATACTTATCTTTTGGTACAGGAAACTCGAATACTGGTATCTTAAATATCTCAGCACACAGTGGTTTGAGTGATAGCGTAGATCTAAATCGTAGGACTATATCAGCAAACTGTGGCTTAGTTTCGTCTATCTCAATCTTCCATTCGTAACCAGTGCTAGACTTATGAAAATATATATCACTAAAAGGTAGTCTATGCTTGAGACATTGTGCCATTGGCTGAGCTATAACAGTGGGTACACGTTTAATACGTACTTCATCACGCCCCATTAAGGATTGGTACTCTGATTTTTTGCAGTGGAGGAGGAGGTCAAGTGCTGATTTAGGGCGGAGTGTGTAGGAGTGGTAGTCCACTTTACCAAAAGAGCGGCTAATGCTTGCGAACTCCGCAGGATGAGGTTTATTATTTTTATTCTCCGATGCATTAAGTAGATTATATAGCTTTGTAAGCTGAAACCAATCATGAGAAAGGTTGTAAGCAACCACTGTGTCTGCGGTAAGGTCATGTATAAGCTCCAGAGTTTTTCTTATGGGCTGGTGGAACACTTCATGCAAAACTATTGGTCCCTCATTTATACTATACTGAATTAGTACAGTAGGGCCGAGGAGACCAATAGATTCAGTGTCTAGGAATATCATTACGTTTCCACTACACTGTTAACACTTAGTGCAACTAAATCGTCATTGAATTCTACATCCTGGAAATCTTCATAATTCCACTCATTAATCTCAGCAACACAACAATTAATTGTATTGAGATAGATCATTACGACTTCACTGATACAACGCTTGCGTAGTTCTAAGAACTGTTGATCTGTCATAGTAAGTTAACTCCTGTGTACTCTGCTGTTTTCTCTTTGATCCAGTTAAAGATATCCGGATTAGGTTCTTTTTCTTGGATATTACACTGTGACCATACCTTGATATAGTAATCTCTATTCATAGGTTCAGTTCGGATTAGTTCTAGTAAGTGATACATGACACAATGCTCAAGCATCCATAATGGGCTTTCACCAGACTCAACGCTATCACAAAGAAAATAAATCATTCAGTATCCTCCTCAGGTTCGCTTTCACAAAGCGGGCATACTTCACCATCATACTCTAAGATAATGCCACAGTGCTCGCATACATATTGTTCTTTGCATGCGTCACACTCACCATCCTCGTTAAGAGGTCCTTCACACTCTGAGCACAAACCATCTGACTCATTTTCTATTGGTTCCATACTTTTTTAATCTCCTCTAAAGTAATTCCTTGTAACTCGATCTTACTATCCAGCTTATCTACAATAAGCTGGTCTGTTGGTAAATGCAAAAGGTCCACGATACGGGTACCTTTTGATACATTCATTCCCGGTCTGTCTCGTCTTTCGAGTGATTGTATGCGACTGTCAACAGAAAAAGTATTGCTATAATAACACAAACAGTCCGTTCGACTAAGGTTAAGTCCATGCACGCTGCTAGGATTTGCAATGACAACATAATTATTCCCCAAGCTGTCAAATTTGGTGAGGGCATCTTTGTCACTCCAACCACGGCCGTCTATCCGTGCGTATTCCCATTCAACATCTGTTGCTACTTCGCATAGTTTATCTATAGTAGCGTGGAATGCAGCGTATATAACCAACCTACCACAACCACCATTATCAAAACTGTAGAAGTCTAAGAGTTCCTTAACTTTATCTATCTTAGGGGAGCCAATCCAGTTGGTACCTTTATCGGTGTACTGGAACCCATCTGATAATTCCCTGAGTTTTTCAAGGCATTGCAAAGCCGTTGGTGTTGACGACAGTATAAGGTCCACCACTCGTGCATACTCTTCACTGATGTCGCACTGGATACGGTCGTAGATTTTAGAGGGTAAGTCATAGCAGTCTTTCTTATACTTAAAGAGTACAATAGGAGCTAGTCTAGTACCTAGCTTAGCTACTTCGTCTGGTTTCCAGGAATCAATCTTAGGATAAGTTCCGAATTCTCCGTCCTCCATTCTAATGTTAGCATAACGCTGACGGAATTTATACAAATTTCCTTCTCGAATAAACCCAGGCTGAATACACTCGATCTGATGCCACCAGTCAGAGGGGTCTTTTGGTGCGGGTGCACCAGATAAAAGAAGAATGAACCCATCTTTAGCTCTGACGGTTTCGCAGAGCATAGCTGCTGCTTGACTTCGCTGGGCAGTGGGATTTTTAATTCTAATTGATTCATCAAAAATTACCCCATCAGGGAAATATTCTTCAGATGTTTCTTTCATTATACGATACAAGGATTCATACGTCGTAGTGATTAATGGGAGAACTGTAGCGTTCCACCTACGAAGTTGTCTTTCCCATTCTCTCTGAGCACCATAGGGGGCGACGAGCCACCATACCTTAGCGTCTGATTGCTCCATTACTGTAAGACCAACGAGTGTCTTACCTAAACCCATCTCGAAAGCTAGCATACATCGTTTACGTTGAAGAATAAAATCTATACCCTGTTGCTGATGTTCAAAGTATGGCCGCTTATTAAGTCTGGTATAGATAAGTTTGTTTATTGGGGTTGTGTATCTCTCGATAGGATTGTCTGCTAAGTATTGCAGAGCCACATAATTTCGTTCACACTTATCGATAGTCCAGTGCTTATCTTCCGGTGACCATCGAGCACCTGCCATTACCTTTACTTCGTCTATGAGAGCACGGTCGAAAGGGAAAGTAAGTGTGAGTCTATCACCTTCTTCTATATTAAGAGGGATTGATTTAAGATAATTACCGTTACGGATTTTAGCCAATATTTGCATGACATTTACACTTACAATCAGGATTGTTATCCTCACACTCGTAGATTGCATTCATTAGTTTTTCATTCTCTAAGAAGAAATCAGTGATATAATCGAATGCTTTCTTTATATCATCAATTTGATAATCACTCATGTACTCCAGTTCCAGAATCTGTTTGTGGTGTAAGTGAAATAACACCTTCTTTCGTACTTGTGTCACTGTTACTTGCATACTTTTTCCTTGTATTAAGTACAGTTGTATGGTCTATACCGAGTAAACGGCCTATCATTACAGAACTAATGGGCCTAAAACCCGGACCTTTCACCTGATCTATATGTATCCATCGACCAATGATACGCTGATACAATGTTTCTGATAGCCACTTAATTAACTGATATCTAGCACGAACGACTACATCGTTCTTTATATTGGTGGAGAATATCTCACCAATATGAATGTTATACTGTGATGCTATGTTTACAGCTTTATTGGCTATCAGTCTATTCAGGTCAGTGCTTGACTGTATGCTGTACATTATCTTTAGCTTTACTTTTATTGTAATTTGATAGAACTACAGCCACACATGCACGAGCAAGGATCATATCATTCCTTGTTTGAGGACCAAACAACATGATACGAATTAAATCAGTTTGATTATGTTCGATGTGTTTTCTTATCCGTTTCTCTAATTCTTCGGTAGTTTCAATATCAATAGAATTTGATATTGGCATATGCTGGTCACAAGCGTTGCAGATGTTACCACCACAACCAGCACACTGATGAAATCCCTCAGTGTGTTCGCAAATACTTACCATTACGGATACTCCCTTCTAATTCACTATCTTCCTGTAAAAGTTTACGCCACTCGATACCACCACTCTTTACAGCACGTGCCTTCCACTTTTGAGCTAGTCGAAAGAGATACCTTTCAATGTCAGTGCGAAAGTTACGGTCAGTAATTATTTGTTTGATTTCAGTATTATCCATCTCGTATATACCCCCGATGGGACTTGAACCCATACACCCATTACTGAGTATCAGATTTTAAGTCTGATGCGTCTGCCGATTCCGCCACAGGGGTGGACGTTGTAGTAGCTACTAGTTCATTGATTGTCATTGTAATCTATCTCTGCCTTTCTCTCATCGAACCACATCTTTACTTCTTTGACATAAGTACTCTTTATGTCTAACCCAGCATAACATCTGCCGAGCATATAACAACACTTAGCTACTGTTCCACTACCCATAAACGGATCATAAATCCAATCCGCTTTGTTAGTGAGAGCTAATAACAGACGCATCACTAACTGTCGTGGATGTGATGATCTCATTTCATCATCTAAAGGATAGTATAAGTCATTGCTATTACCAGGAACACGAGGTATATTCCATATGTCACCAGGTGTACGCCCTCTAATGTCTGCACGAGGATCACCTGAACGATTGCGTTGTGATTCGATTGCTACTTCTGTCCAATTAAAATCAGGTGTACCCTTTTTGTATATAAGGATAGCATCGTGTGATGGAACAAAACGATTCTTAGTATATAATCCAAATTCATAAGCCCAAATGATCTCATTGATTAGGGTTATGTCATGGAAATTATGCAGAGTATGCTCAAATAAATATCTAACTTTGAAATTAGTGAAAACTACGAACCAACTATCGGGGGAGAGATATCTATGAGCATCATAGATAGCATTAGTTCGTGCTACATTATCCATCGAATAGGGTGGATCAAAATATACTAGCTTACACTTACAGTGTAGCTGATATGGAGAATTCTGTGCATCACCAACACGAAGAATAATCATGAATGGTATCTTTTCGTAAGATAATAGAATGGGATATTATCTTACGTTTCACCAGACCCTACCAAAAAATCCGCCCCCGTACCCGTCCCCGTCCCCTGACCCGGACCCGTACCCGTTTCCGTACCCGTACCCGTACCCGTACCCGTACCCGTTTCCGTCCCCGTACCCGGACCCGGACTCGTACCCGGACCCGGACCCGGACCCGGACTCGGACTCGGACCCGGACCCGTACCCGTTTCCGTCCCCGTACCCGTCCCCGTTTCCGTACCCGTACCCGGACCCGTACCCGTCCCCGTACCCGTACCCGTACCCGTACCCGTACCCGTACCCGGACCCGTTTCCGTGTATTATAAACCCGTCAGTTTGCACTTCCATACCACCTGATTACATGGACTAAATGACACGACGGCTAGCTCGTGAACAATAATCTCTCCAATTGGATCGAGGACAGTTTTATCAGTTGGACCATTAAGCACTAGTTGTCCGAGTCCTTTAGTGGTTCCCCAATTACGAATGCACGAAGCATCCTTAATCCGTACTTCGCTGCCATTGATATATACTCGGCCAACATAAACAAAACCACGTTGTAACACAACGACATTTATCAGACCATCTGGGTTAGATAAATGGTTAGCATTAGTATCAGTATTGAACATTGCTGAAAGTTTCTTGAAATCTCCGATAGTCATTGAGTCTAGGTCCATAAATTTCTCCTTTCATTACAGAATTGTAATGTCGTAAACAAAACTAGTAGCCAACGGAATCGAACCGTTGAGTAAGCATAGGATGGATTGGTTACCACCAATGAATTCAACCATTTCTGGCACTCTACTACCTTACCATCAGCCAGACACTACTACCCTTTAGCGAGGTCCGTACCCGTCCCCGTCCCCGTCTCCGTCCCCGAACCCGGACCCGAACCCGGACCCGGACCCGAACCCGGACCCGGACCCGGACCCGTGCCAGTACCCGTACCCGTACCCGTACCCGTACCCGGACCCGTACCCGGACCCGTACCCGGACCCGTACCCGTACCCGGACCCGTACCCGTACTCGGACCCGTACTCGGACCCGGGTCCTAGTATTATAAACCCGTCAGTTTGCATTTCCATATCCCCTGATTACATGGACTAAATGACACGACCGTTGGAGTAAACAAATCGACTGGATATAGAAGTTTAATACCCTTTCTTTTTGTTTACCGTCATACCAGACACTACCAAAAAGTTATTGAAAACCGTCCCCGTCCCCGTCTCCGTACCCGGCCCCGTACCCGGCCCCGTACCCGTGCCAGTACCCGTCCCAGTATCTGTCCCAGTACCTGTCCCAGTACCTGTCCCAGTACCCGTACCCGTCCCAGTACCTGTCCCCGTACCCGGACCCGTACCCGTACCCGGACCCGTACCCGTACTCGGACCCGTACTCGGACCCGGGTCCTAGTATTATAAACCCGTCAGTTTGCATTTCCGTACCCTTCTGGTTTAACTTCGTATTTCACTAACATATTTTATCTCTCAACACTATTGCTAGGTGCTTCTTCGTACTTCGGTTCATTGATTACAGGACTCATAAATAATGCTACTGCATTCTTCACAATGTCCTCACTTGGCATGAAGTGTGGCTTGGGTTCGATCGCGGTTACGTATGGAACCCAAGATGATTTAGACTTCCACTTCTTGAAGTCTGCGTATAGCTCGAAACAGTTAGTATAAGGTAATTCCTTATGACTATCCGTCTCTCTTAGGTCTGGTTTCGTAATATAGTCATGGATACTACGACTAACTTCCCGTGCAGACGGCCGACCAGGGAAGAACGTAGCTACCTCACCAATGTCAGCTAACCACACCAGCCATTCGTATCCTTTGGAGACTCTGTATTCGTTGGTATCTGGAGCGTTCCACATACGTTTAAAGATAGGACTCTCTTTATTGTATGACTCCTCTACCTTTTTATCTCCATTGAATGCAATAACATGCAGTCTGTGAGAGATGACACTAATGTTAACTCTCTCACCGAAAGTAAGATTCTTCGGCTGAAAGTAAAACATACCTGGGGCGAGATTAACACGCTGACCTTGGAGATTGTCCACCTTCTGATTCACTTCACGAGATGTTCCTTGAATCAGTTTCAGTGGTGGCACAAAACCACTGTTACCAGAGGTCATTGTGTCAATTTCATTACGGGATGGGGGTATATAACTAGAATGTACAATGTCTGTCATAAAATTACCACTCCATTATCTATTTGATCATTGTTGTGATCGTTACCGATTAGTCGTGAAACATTTTTTGCTGGATAGTGATAAGCTCCGTCACCAGTATCTTCATATCTTACGTAAATTACTGCACTACTGTCAAACTCCTTAAGACGGGTTATCAATTCTGCTACTGTCACAAGTTACTCCTTAAATGATAAGGGACTGACCGTATGCAGGACGCCAATTCCCTTACGCATTACGGTCAGTCCCTTTATATTAGTGGATACGAGCTAACGCGGCCAGCTGTTAGCTCGTATCCGTAAAACTAGGTCTTGCCTAGTCTTAGGCTTACGCAACCAATTCAGCTTTCTTCTTGCTCAGTTCTTCTTTCGCTTTCTTAAGATTTTCTTCCTTAGCCGCGAAGGTCTTTGTCTTACGCTCCATTTCCTTTACTTCCTTTGCTTTCTTACGAGTAGCAATGGAGAAAGGATCAACACTGCATATTTGTTCGATCATCTCTAGGCGTCCAATAAGACGATTATAATCCGCGTCAGTGGGTGACGAGTGATTAGCTTCGAATCGTGCAGCCGAGAGAAGGTCAAGGATTGTACGGGTTGTTACAACCTTGGGGATTGAGAAGGGATCGATCTTCTCTTTCTTCTCCGTAACATCTTCTTCGGAGCTTTCCTTCCCGAGACTCTTACGCATTTCCTTAGCATACGCTTGAAATTGCCCTGACGTTTGTTCCTTCGCTTCATTAATAAAGCGGGGCTGGTGTTCCGTTGGCAAAGTTGCCAAAGCGTTTGCATTAATCGCGGAGATTTCACCAGTATTTACGGCATTCTCTAAAGACGGATGAATCTTCGTTAGCCGCATAAGCTTATAATAGTCCTGCGGCGTGAGTCTGAACACTTCGCAAAGGTGTTCGACGCTTGGACCTTGCGGATTCTCCTTGTTCGTATTGTTAGCGGCGTATAAAAGAATATGGTTTCGCTTATCGATAAGACGAGTTTCAAGACGGCACTCATTAAGAGTATATTGCAGTCTCATTAACTCATTATCCGTCATATCGGGATCGATATTAGCAAAAATCTCCTTCCATCCGAGATTCTTTGCGGCTGTAGTACGCTGGAGTCCGTCTGCTAGTTCGTACTGGTCGGGAACGTCTATGCCATTAACTTTATAATGGCGTAATGTAACCGGCTGACGAATACCCACATCCGCAATATCCGCTTGTAAACTAGCGAAACGGGATTCATCCTCGTAAGGTTCCCGCATCTTGATATCGGGAATGTGAATAGAGTCGATAGGTACCGTCTTAGTATACATTGCACGTTTCGATGCCATAGCGTATTGTTCCTTTCAAAAGAGGTTAATGTTTACTACACTATTGTAGTATAATACAAGAAAAGGGGCTTGTCAAGTCGATTTGTGAGAATTTTGTTTAGGACATAGGGCGGTACTCCTTTATTCATCAGCATGTTTCGTATATGCTATCATAACTGTTTTCTCCTTCTTACGTTTCGTTCCTTCATTGCTGTCATATAAGTGCGGAGACCAGCAAGATTCTCTTGCTTTATTAAAGTATAGAACTCCTCCAGTTCCTCGTCTGGTATATTTGCAAGATAGTATTCGTTCTCCATTTGCATGATATACCGTCGGAGATTCCGGTAACGCTGAAATTTGTTGTATAAATCACGTTTTAGGATCAGATAAGCTGCTGTAAACATCAATGTTACCTTGGTAAAAGTCTCTTTTTTCTTTCTCGAAACGCAATATTTGGTTATCAATCTCGTTTAGCCAGACTGCAACGAGTATTCTAAGTTCTTTGAGGTAGCTTTCGTTACATTGTGAACCTAGATAACCATGTTTTCCACGATAACATAATGTTTCTTCAAAAGTCATAAATTCTCTCCTTTCTTTGTTTTGTACCGCTGAACATTTTTATTCTCCGTGTGGGATTTCGACTGACCATGTTTCCACGTTTTGCCAATTTTCTAGGCGTGCTTGCGAACCTAAAAACGATGGTGCCGAACCTAGTTTCCTTCGTTTTTGGGTAAATCCGGGTCGGAAAATCCGTTTTTGGGGTTAAAAAACGCGGTTTAGTACCGTAGTAAGAATAGTAGATATATATTTTTCCTATAAGACTAAAGAAAAAGAAAAAGAAATAATATATATAACATAGGGGTAGTATTCAGTCCGATTAGTTCGGGAGCCTCTGGCAGGGTTGACTCTGGTGTGGTGGATGTCGACAGTATGGCCTAGCTGGTCTTTTGCGTTGCAAGGTTGAACGATCGTAGGGGCGTTGGTGTGATTGGACTAATCGATCGTATGTCGAGGTTGTAGGACCGCAAATCGATGAAAAGGCGAGCGGTACTACTTTGGTTTATTATCTTTTGATAATAATAGATATTTTCATTTATGGCATTTTTCGCATATTAGTCTGTGTTTTGTACCACATTTGCACCTATCGCAGTAGTGGATTATCTTTATCCTATACTGTGGTTGTCCTTGTGGTAGTGGCTTTTGCATTTTCTTGGCTGTTGTTTTCCAATAGTTGCAATTACCCCGTTGTGGTAGTGGTGTGCCTGAGATTTTATGTTTCATTGCGTTTCCTTTGTCATGCTTTCGTATAGTAGTGCTAGACCCTAAGCACGCCGGTTACAACGGTATTTAGCCGGAGAGTGTAACTCTCTCACAATAGGGTCTTTTCTATACTGCCCTACTAGAATCTAGCACTAACGTCGAGCGAGTCAACGTCCCATTCCGTATTCTTTGCGGTTACGGTTAAGGGTCGGCGATATTATTTCGCTAGTGAGGGTGTCTCACTAATGACTCACTCGGCGTTAAAGCTAGCCCTTTATCCTACGCTCTATAAGGTTTGGTTTAGGCTGCTTCCGTAACGGCGAGAGCAATCTTCGGAAACAGATTGTTGGACATCTTCTCGACGTTGCCGGCTTTGCGAATGCTCTTAACAAGGTCGGTTCGTTCGCGAGCCGCCGACGGTGACACACCAAGGATTCGGCGAGCCGCCGTAGTGACATTGACTTGCAATCCTTCAGGGATTGCGTCATTGTGCGGCAGACTGACTGCACGACATTCCTTCGCTTGGGTAGCGAGAAAAGCATCACACGCAACTACAGCTTGATTCGCAACATAGGCCGCGAAGTTCTCAGTTTGAACATGTGTGTTGTTCTTGACATACTCGGCGAGAAGTCTGTAAATGTGGTTCGTTGCGTTTTCAGCAAGCGACAAAACCGCTTTCGTACAGATTTCAACGCCGTTGCGTCCGGTCGTTTCGAGTACAGTAGGATTGTACTCGCAAACAAGATTGAGTGTTTGCATGGGTTTACCCTTCGCTAAAGCTAGAGCGTAGGATAAAAGGCTAGATGGGGTTAGCGGTTAATCTGTATACTCGGATACCCTTGCGGTTCATGGTTAGACCGGGTAAGGCCATACCCATTAGGCAACCACAAGCGAGTATACGCCGATGCTCTTCATCGGACGTTCGCCTAGAACGCGGGCGGAGTCTTTACATTGTCACTGTAAATAATCCGCTTACGCTGGCTTTGGACAAACCCTGCCCACTAAGGCTACATAGGCTAGGTGCTTGTAGGGATATAACACGTCGACACTTCTATGGCGACCGTCACCCACCTATGTTCAGGCTGTCTGTCCCACCGTTCCCAACGGCGAGAGACACGACGCTATCAGTATGCCGCGTCGCTGGCGTCGACCGCATCACACGCGGTTGACAATGGACACTAGGGCATTCGGTATGCCCGAACGTCATAAAATCAAAGATTGTTCGTAAACCCTTGTCAGATAAAGACTTATGTTAGATTACAGTATTAATTGAAACAACGAAAAACTGCCTAAATGACAGTTAAAATAGGTAAGATACTCATAAGTCATTGCTAGATAAAGACTTAGATATGCTGTCATAACGGCAGTTTGTTATCGGACGTGCCATAACGGTAGCGTACCGTCTAGGCGAGTCTATGTTAAAATGGGTAAACACTTGACAATCCTGTTATTTCGTCTAGAATACCATGATGGAGGATTATTTTTTCACAATGGAAACGAACAAAAACACCAAAAAATACTACCCAAAATACGGATAAATGGGGCATTGGGGTATCGTTGACTCGCGAGCGCCAATTTTAGTTATCGGACGTAACACCCTGATACTACGTCCGATAACGGGACACCGGGTTATCGGACGTAGTTCTCAGGGGCGTGCTCACGTCCGATAACCTAGTCCTTGTGTTGCGTACAGTACGAATGGAAAAGGGACGTTATGACTTGACTCCCCGGCCGATGTTCCCCTTGAACCCCTTAGCAGTATAGCGATTGGGCAATGAGTATTAAAAGAAACACTACGACTTACCACATTGACAGTAGGACTAAGAACTTTATTCTTAGTCCTACTCTTGTTCTTGTATACTTAGGTACTTAAAAAATTTTGCGGACCTAATTTAGGAGAAAAGGTACTATGCCTGAACCACAGTCTGAAACGATTGATACCACTGTTGAGGTAGTTGGCGTTACGAATATTAAAACCGTAGGTGAAGCCGCGGCTTATTATACCGCTCAAGCTATGGGTAACTCAGTCTCTCATGGTAAGAGACTAGACATCCTTGCTGAAACTGCATTAGCTAAGGCGATTGAAGGTATTCAAACGCTGGATGCTGAGACAGCAATCGCAACGCAGAAGTTACTTTCTGGTAATGATCTGGCACAGCAGTTAGCCTCGTTAGGTTCTGCTATTGCTCAGATTCAACAGAGTATGAAAGGTGCCGGAAACACACCCCCTGTAACTCCCTAGAAAGGATTTCTCTCCCCCTCTCGTGCCCAGGGCATAGGGGGTAATACTCCAGGTTATCCCCTATGCCCAACATTACTCCTCACGAGTATGAAACTAAAGATGATTTTGGTATGGTCCGCGGCCTGCTCAGGCGTGGACCCTACCAGATACCCGACCGCTTACGCGAAAAGATAATCAGTTCAGCTGAAAGAGTCATTGACAACTTAGACATTGATCCTAAAATTATGCTCTCTGCTGCTAAGTTAATGGTGGATTGTGATAGAATCAATGTCGAAATGATTAAGTTAGCAATCCCTAAGAAGATAGAAACTTTTAATGCTCGTGGTGCCACTGACGCTCAGTTACTCGAAGCAATACAAAAGACAACGAAGTTATTACCAAGGATAATCGAACATGGCGAAGACTCTCGCGGACCTGACCCCGACGCAGTTAGCATCATTAAAGAAAGCTAACCCTGGATTAACTGATCATCAGTTAGTAGATGTATTAAATAATATTACTACAGACAAAGCACTGTTAACTGTTTATCCCCGAACACTAGCTGATATTCCTGAAGCTATGTTAGAAGATATGAAGGCAAAGAATCCTATGCAGACTCCTATGCAGCATTTAGAATCAGCACGAGCATATGCGATTGCATTGGGTATCCCTCCGGTGTATGTTACAGTATACCCACCGGCTAAGCCTGTAGAAACACCTGCTGAGAAAACGGCAAGAGTACTGAAGAGTTTTATTGTTCGGCCACTCCAGGTTGGGCAGGCTGAACGATATACTCAGTTATTAGGTTCTATGCATGGTGTTGCATCCGCCATTATGCAACATTGTCCGGACAGTAAGGAAATGGATTTAGCGTTGATTAAGTTGGAAGAAGCTAAGATGTGGGCCTGTGCTGCGATCAATAACAATGAATAAGAAAATAAAACTAAAACTAGCAACGATACTTTGTCTTTGTCTCATTGGTTGGTTCACTGATTTATATAATCGTTTCTCTTGGTATTTCATTGACCGCATTGAACAGTGTGCCCCAGTGGAATACTATGGTATGGAGGGATGATACTAAGTAGCGACCAGTATATCGATGCCGTTACTGAGTTAGAACGTAGGCAACGACATGCTATCAATACTTTCAAACCGACAGAAGTACCTAAACATAATCAATTACATTACCTCTCTTCCACTGCTAGATACCGCCTCCTCTTCGGTGGAAATCAGTCTGGCAAGTCTATCACGGCTGGTTTCGATTGTGCCTGTTATGCCATTGGGAAACACCCTTACATACCCAAGGAATCAATCATTAAGGGTAACATTCGTATATGGGTAATTGCTCCTTCATATATTACAATAAAATCTGGTATATACAGACATCTCAAAGATTTTATTCCAGACTGGATGCTAGAGAAAAAAGGTCCATTAATACCGACTACAACTATTCCTGCATATATAATCGTTAAACGGCACGAAAGCATGTGGCTGGATGAAAGTCCAGCCACATGCGAAATTACTTTTATGTCTGCTCAGGGTGATGATCGTGCAAAGTTTCAGGCTGAGGCTCTCGCTCGCATATACATTGATGAGGAAGTGGATGAGAGAGTAATCGAAGAATTAGAAGCACGAACACTCATTACTGGTGGCACATTCTCAGTAAGTGCTACATTAGTAGAATCATACGAATGGGTACTAAAACTAGAACAATTAGGTGAGAAAGATGATCCTAATGTATCACTCACCCGACTAGACACTGAGTACAATCCTTATATAGACCAGCAAACTCTTTCTTTCTTGATGAGTAAATGGAGTGATGACGCAAAAGAATATCGAATCCACGGAAAAAGCAAACGATCATTTGGACTCGTCTATAACACCTGGTCGGATGCTCAACATTGGATTAATCCATTCACAGTCCCAACCGATTGGCCGCGGTTCACGGCAATGGACCCGGGTATCCGAACGTTTGCTGTTTTGTGGGTGGCTGTTTCCCCCGACAACAGAGCCTTTATCTACCGTGAACTTTACGCACATAATGAACCGTTGTATGAGGTCGCGATAGCCGTAAAAGAAGCAGAGGGGTGTAAGCTAGATAGAGACCTTAGCAGAGAGTATAAGCACTTTATCTGGACCGGAGAGGGAGAACGAATCGTAAAGAGAGTAATAGACGATAAAGAAAATAGTCGTCTTATAACAGGCGAAGCTGGTGTCATGGATCAGTTAATATCAAGATATAGTATCATGACAGTCCAAGCTGATAAATCTGTGTCGATAGGTATAGACGATGTACGAATGTGGTTAGAGCCACTTAAAGATAATAAACCTGGATGTCAGGTTTTCAATACACTGATGAATTTTTATGCTGAATTAAAAAGTTATCGTATCCGTACAAAGAAAACTAAACGCGAACAGAATGAATTATCCGATAAACCCATTAAGAAAAACGATCACTTAATGGATTGCTGGCGATACTTAGCTAGAGAAAAACCTAGATATAGTGAGTATACTAATAATGAACAATCCAGGTACAGTGTTCGTAGGCGGGATAACTCCAGACAGTCCCAGACAGCCATTGAGGAAATCCTTGGCGATTGGTGATATGGTTTTATACCACCACACACTAAACGTATTTCTTCCTGCTATAATTGAAGCAGAGCACTCTGATGGTACGTATTCTGTGACTTTCTTTCATAGAGGAAGCACTAGCTATTCATATACAGCTGAGGGTACTGATGTCGGACAAATTAAAAGAAAGCAGACTGTGTGAGATAAATAACTGTACTAGTCCTGCATTATATGATATGTACCTTAATGATGTACCATTTGTGATTTGTGAGACTCATGCACTACAGCGTATACAAGCTAATAAATATAGAAGAAACTATAAAGGACACTATCATGCTGCTGGCGAACACTGGAAAGGTACTATAGTTAAGCAATGAAACTGATTTTAGGTATGACTTGTATTGAGCAGGTGCATCATGCAACTGTATTTTCATTGCTGAATACATTTGCACAGAAACCTGAACTATTTGATGGTTTTCTTATTATACAAGGAACACTACTCCCGCATGCCAGAAATAAGATAGTAGATTATATCTATAAGGCCGAGCCTGATTTTACACATATCTTATTAGTTGATGCAGATATGTGTAACTTTACTCCAGAGCATATCCAGAAACTCATCGATGCAGACAAGGATGTTATCTCAGGGTTGTTTAATGAACGTAAACCACCTTATGGTACTATCTCTGCATTTACGGATGAGGACGCTGATAACTTCAAAGACAATTTCAAGAATGGTAAAGTAGTACCAACAGAGATCGTTGGTGCAGCATTCACATTAATTAAACGTGAAGTCTTTGATAAGATGAGAGAGGAGACAAGTGAAGGACCAATCTGGTTCACTTGTGATAGATTTCCTCGTGAGAGTATAGGAGAGGAAATAAAAAACTTTATAGCAGAGACAGTATCCCTTTGTGAAACACAACCTGAGCAAGCACTACTTGACGCTATCTTCTTCGGCCAGACAGCACATATTGGTAGTCGTTTCTTAGGTGAAGATATTAATTTCTCTCGTAAAGCTGTAGCATTGGGTTTCAAACTTTTTATCCATCTTGGTTGCGTTATTGGTCATGTTGGTGAAATTAATTGTGATATATATAAAAAAAATGATTACAATCGTAATAAACTAATAACCGAAGGAAAGTTAAAACTAGTAACTGGAGAAAACTAGCGGAGAATCTTTTATGATACCAGCAGAGATACCAGCTATTGATTGGGCGAATACAATCTCTTACCGTTTTTCTGGGCCTGTTGCTGCATACACACCCAAGGTACAAACTTCACAAGAGTATCCTGGTCCACAGTTCAGGCATCCACGGTATGGTCCTACGTACATACAAGATGGTAACGAAATTATTTGGCATTTACGTTGGCCAGGATACAATCCATTTACTGGTGAACCATTTGAGAAGTCGTATCCTGCATTAATTTGTACGGGTATCGGCGATCTGTATGGTCCGCACGTATTTGAGGGTATACAGAATGCTGGGGAACTTATCTCTATGAGTAATATGCCACCTACAGCATCTGAGTTCTTCCCTCTTACACCTGATAAACGACGAATGGCTACGATCCTAGATGTTACTCCCAGTATGTGGGCTACTGCTAGTGATATTGCTAAGAATCTTTGGAATACTTTACGAGTACCTGTGATGGGTGGTGTTGGTCAGCAGAATGTCATTGCTATCACAATCGGAAGGTACACTGAGTAGATGTGGTATGTATTTATTCCAGCTATGTTAGCATATGTTATTTTTTTAGCGATATACTTTGATAACGGAAATGAACCTTAGATGATAGAAACTATATTACCATTCTTAACGCTTGCTCTTGGTTACTTCTTAGGCATGTATCCCTATCGTAAATTAGATAAATCCATTGTCCAGATCACTGGTGCAACACTAGATAAAGTAGATAAGCATATGGATACTATCACTCAATTCGCACATACGTATAGTGGGCTATCTGTCAGTTTGATTAATCAATTAAATGCACGGATACCCGCGTCGTATCAAGCAACTGATCAGCCTCATACTGAGCCAGAAATGACACCAGAAGAGTATATCGATTCGATTTCCGGTGGACTCCCTTAATGCATTTATATGAGATAAAGAAAAATAAAAAAGAGTCTATAAAGGATTTCGTACTTACTCGATTCAAAGAGAATCGTGAGGAAAGGGTCGAACTCTATAGATCGTGGATGCTTAATCTAGCATGGACGCGAGGTTATCAAAATGTAGATTTTGATAAAACCAGACGACAATACATACGGCCTACAAAAGAATCATGGCGACCACGATTAATAGCGAATATAATGCTTCCGATTATGCGGAAGACACTGGCAAAACTGACTTACATTCATCCAGTATGGGATGTAATACCAGCTACTCCAGACGAACAAGATATTGCTATTTCGCAAACTTCGACGAGACTACTTCGCCATTACTGGGATACAATGGATATATCCCTGAAACTGGTCCGCCTACTATCTTGGCAGTCAATTTGTGGTAATGCATTTTTCAAGGTAGGTTGGGATTCTACACTAGGCAAAGATATAGATTATGATGCACAACTAATTGAATCTGGTGTAATGCAGCAGTTAATGGAGGTAATGGGTCTCCGTGAAATTCCGAAGAAAGTTAAAGTTAAAGAAGGTGATGTTTTTACTGAAGTTGTATCACCATTCAATATTACAACTGATGACAATGCAGCTGTGTTGCAAGACGCAGACTATATTATTGAATCTTCGATCCGTTCGAAAGACTGGATCGTAGAGAAGTTTGGTAGAAAGTGGGATAAGTTAGTTGAGAAAGAAGAGTCAGAGATAACACTCTTTCCTTCAGTATATAATCATGGTGAGAAACGTGGTCCTAGGAAAGGTGTATTAGTACATGAATTATACGTAAAGAACACTGGATTATTTAATAAGGGTATCCATGCAATCTTTGGAAACACTGAGCAACTCTATTGTGGTGATTTACCATTTCAGCATGGTCAGCTTCCCTATGTACATTTTACAGAAATTTATGATCCAGGGAATTTTTGGGGCACATGTGTAACTGAACAGATCAGGCCTAGTCAAGCTGAATATAATCGTATCAAGTCGGGTATTGTTGAGCAAATTAACCTAATGAGTAAGATACCCTGGCTTGTACCTTCACAAGCTGGAGGTAATGCTGCAAATATTAGTAATCGACCTGGCGAAATCATAACTTATAATTTTCCGTATAAGCCAGAACAAGGTGATCTCAAGCCGATTCCTGCATACGTAGAACGGATGCTAGACCGTGTATTAGCAGATATACAAAATACAGCGAGTAGTCATGATAGTAGCGAAGGAAAAGGTGAACCTGGATTACGGTCTGGCAAAGCTGTCTTGGCTTTGCAGGAAGCAGACGACTCTATTTTCGGCCCTGTACTCCTTTGGTTCGATGACCGTTTATCTTATACCGGACGGCTCATTCTTCAAACCATTTGTCAATTCTCGACGGAAGAAAGAGTTTTGCAAATCACGGGTGAATTTAATGAACTAGAGACTCTCACCTTTACTGGAACAATGCTTAAGGGTAATAATAACGGCGACTATTTCAAAGTTCGAGTTAAAACTTATGGTCGCCAGATTATGTCTCGTTCAGGAAGAAATCAATTAGCACAAACATTAGTTGAGAGTGGTTTGCTCCATCCAATTAATGATCGTGAACAATTGTTAGGGATTCTTGGTGCTGCTGACATTATGTCAGTATACGATAAGAATGCCAGTGACAGGGCAAGACAGTGGAGAGAAATACAAACGATTATTTCTACACAACAGCCTGTGCCTGTAGCACCAGCAGAGAATCATGATGTTCATATATTAACAGTAAAGAAATATATTAGTAGTAATCGTTGGGATCAACATCCACCAGAAATTAAACAACTAGTTATTCAACACTGGCAAGATCATGTGAAGCAGCAGTCTTTTGAAGCTGTTATGCCTCAACTGTTCGCTCAACAATTAATAGGAGCTGTTAATGGACCCGGTAACTCAAACGCCTCCGGCAGCACCGGCACCGGCACCGGAAACGCCCCCGCAGGCTCCGCCCCAACCGGCGGCTAATCCTGCACCAGAGTTTATTGAATTACGAACTATGTCTGGTGAGGTAGTTAATCTTCGACCAGAAGAGTTTTATGGTGTTGCACAGTACGGTTATACGAAATTTCAAGAGGAACAAAATAATAGAAATAAACCTCAGAATAATAATAATACAGAGCCAGTTGAACTTACAACTGAGGATAGACTAGTTCAGTTACAACAGAAGATTGAATCTCTTGAACAAGGTAACGTACAAAGAGAACAACATAATCAGGTATTAAATACACTCGCTAAATTAGCTGACAGTAAAGAATTAACAAAGACTAATACTAAATTCGCTGATATGGCTGGTGCGTTATCGTTAGCACAATTGAATCTTAATCCTAGACTTAATCTCGAAAAAGTTTATAACGATACTGTTAAACTTTTTGAAGAGGTTATTGCATCGCAGTCCGCAGCGAAAGTGGAAGAAGAAGTAAAAAAAATCGCTATCAATAACAAAGTACAACATTCAATGATTCCTTCTATTCGTGGTTCTGGTGGGACTCCTCCTATTGATAACTCTAAAAAATATACTCCTGAAGATGTAAATACAGGTGTTTCACGACGTGCATTAGCCGAATTAGTTGCCCGTCTTTCAACGGAGTAATGTAAGTGGCAGGTTTAGCTTCACCCGAATTTGTAAGTGCAATGAAGGAATTCTATCTTGGCCCACTTAATCAACAAGTGGTCAAGGCCCACGTGTTCTTGGATAGAGCACAGAAATCATCTGAGTATGTTAATGGTGAGTATGCTTATGTGCCATTAATTACTGGGCGTAATCCTGGTGTTGGTTCGCGAGCGGATACTGCTGGTGTTGGTCCGTCTTTACCGGATGCTGGTCGTCAGACCTATAATGCAGCTACATTTAAGATGACACTGCATTATGCTCGTGGACAGATTTCTGGTCCGGTTATGCGTGCATCAAAGACTAGTGCTGGTGCGTTTGCACAGGCATTAGACGTTGAGATGCAGGGTATTATGGAGACTGTGCCTGAGGATTTGAATCGTCAGATTTGGTCCTATGGTCATGGTCGTGCTGCTACGTTGTTAACTACGTCTGCGTCTGGTGTTACTTTCAGTATGGATGCGACCTCTCACTTTAATGTTAAGGTGGGTGATCGTGTACACTTTGCTGATATTGCTGCTGGTACTGGTTGGGCACCTGCTACTGGTACGACAGTAGCAGCGATTACTCGTGATTCTGCTGCGGGTGTTCATCAAATTGTATTAACTGCGGCTACTGGTCGTACAGTTACGACTGCTGCTGATGCACTTTATTTTGGTGCGGGGGCTGCGTCATTAACCGCTGCTGATGTTTCTCGTGCTACTGAAATGTTTGGTATCCCAGCATACGCGGGTACTGGAAACGTTGGTGCTGAAGAAACTACAGTAGCCGCCGCTGGTGAGTTTGTTCACGCCAATCTTCAGTTCGGTAATATTGACCGTACGGCTGCGGCTAATGCTTCGTGGCGTGCTCAGTGGTTACGTAATCCAGTAACTCCTGGCACTAATCGTGCATTGACTAATACTGTACTGCAGCACGCTTGGCTTACTGCTATCACAGTTGGTGGTGCGGATAGTAAGTCGATTGAAATTTTTACTAATCCTGGTCTCTGGATGACTCTTGGTCTGTTGCATATCGGCGATCGTCGATATAGTGATTATCAGGATACTCTTGAGGGTGGTTGGGAATTCCTTAAGTATAATGGTTCTAAGGTATTCTACGATCGCGATGCTCCTCGTGATATCATGTGGTTCCTTAATATGAAGGACGTACTCATTCTTTCTCAGAGTGGGTATGAATTCATGGATGAGGATGGTGCTGTTCTCTTCCGTGTTGCTAACAAGGATGCTTACGAATTCACTCTTTACAAGGATATTCAGTTAGGTGCTAAGCGTTGCAGCACTGCCGTCCGGTTAGATGATCTGACGACTGCTGCGAACATTGAAGCCACTATCTAAAGGAGGTTTCAATGATTTCTGATAGAAATGTCGGTTGGATACGTAAACGAGAGTATTATACATACTACGATTTACGTTCATTAATTACTCGTGCTGAAACTGGTACACTTACAGAAGGTCAAATTTTAGCGAATCCTGTTGATACTTCTTTAGCTATGCTAGAGATTAGTACATTAGGATTAGTTGGTATTACTTTTACGGCTGCTGGTAAGTTACTCCAAGGTATTATGAAATTACCTACAGACCTTGATCCAGGGTACCCTGTAGGTTTTCGTGTAAATTGGTCTAATACTGGTGCTGCTGCTGCTGGTCGTGGTGTAACTTGGTTACTTCTTGCTGATGCTATTAAAAAGGGTGCAGTCTTTGCGGCTGCTACAACTGCTCTCAATACAGTGATTGCTGAATCATTAGTTACAATTGCTAATGGTAATGAATGGTCTCCTCGTGGTATCAAAAATAATTTGGGTGTTACTCGTGGTGATATTGAAGATGGTGTTAATTTAAGTATTGTATTAGAAGCGGATGTTGTTGATGCTTCTGTTGCTGGTGTGAATTTCTTAGGTATTGAATTAGACTATGCTGTCTGTGCTTGCGTTGGTAGTGGTAATGAGATTGACAACCCTCTTTCAGCAAGTGGTTTATGATAACAGACCACAATATAGCATGGTTTAGGAAACGGTTGTATCTTAATTGGTTTGATCTCCATGCTTTCATTATTGCTGAAATAGATGAAGCTGGTGCTGCTAACTTTGCTCAGGGTGAATTGATGCAAACAATCCGCCCTGATATTGATGGTGGTACAATTGAAGACCCTACTAGTTATATTACTGCCGTAGGTGCTGGTGCTGAAGGAGAAGGTTTAGCATTTAATTTAGTATTGAATGGAGCAGTATCTAGATTTTTAGACGGTAGTATTCCAGTACCATATGATCTTAACCCTAATTTTCCTATTGGTGTAAGAATCAATCATATACTTCCAAATTTTCCTGCTACGATTACTTATCAATTTAATTATACTTTTGTAAAACGAAATGTTGTTGTTGGTACTGATACACCAAGTGCAGCAAGACGATTGAATTTTACTGCTCAAGATAATGTATTAAATAATATGGATAATTCATGGACGAATCGATTAACATTTGATCCTCGTCCTTTTATTAATCGTGCTGATGTTGAGAATCGAGCACAATTAATGATTCAATTAGTTGTTACTGGTACTGTCGGGCAGTATTTCCAAGGTCTTGAATTAGATTATGTTCCTCAACGATGTGTGGGACAAGGTTCGGATATTGATTGTCCGGTAACAACATTGGGGAGGAATTAAAATGAATGATCGTAATTTTGGTTGGATACGTAAGCATAGATACTGGAATTATTTAACACTTCATGGTCTTGGTCCTGGTATTACTATTAATGAAGGTGGTGCTGAAGCATATAATCGTGGTGAATTACTTATGGGATCGGATTATTCTGACCCATTTGTACCTAATGTTTATCTTCGTAATTTACAAGCTACACGTTCTTTTGCAACTGGCTTAGAACTTTTTGGTAGTAATCGTTTTCGCCTCGGCCCTATTTATGATATTGATTATACTAAACCTGTTGGGTTATCTTTTTCTTGGGTCCAGAATGCAGTAACAACTCAAGGTGTTGTTTGGACGATTGTTGCTCAGTATATACCAGTAAATTCAATTATTATTGGTGGAGAAGTCCCACTTTTTAGCGGTAATTTACCTAAAAGTTTTGCTAATGGTGCTGCTTATGAGAATCTTTGGACACCACGTTTAGAAATAAAAGGTTTTATACCAAGTAAAGACCTTTTAGAAGGTACTTTTTTGGATATTCAACCTTTATTAGTACCAGATGGTGGTATTACTAACCCTTTACTACGTGGTATTGAATTTGATTATGTACCTAGACGTTGCAGTGGTGACCAGTGTGAGGTCAATTTACTAAGGACCTCTGAGGTATGATATGCGATAGTGAAATTCAATGGCGACGTAAACGTAAATACCACCAATGGTATGAACTTAATGGATTAGTAACTGCACCTTTTAATGAGGCAGGTGCAGCAATCTTTGCTAATGGTGCTTTATTACAGTCTTCAGTATTGGCTGGTGGCGATACAATTACATCACCGTCCGTTCGTATGAGTTCACTTGTAGCTTCTGTATGGAATTTACAATTCAAAGATGCTGGTAAAAAATTCTATGGACGGATTCCTTTACCCTATAATATTGACCCACAATTTAATATTAGCTTAAGAGTTAATTGGTCAATGGAAGGTACCACTGCTGGTACTTTACTTTGGAGTATATATCAAGCCCCTATTATAAAAAGTGAAAGTTATCTTTCAATAGCTGGATTAGAAATTGCTGGTAATTTGAAAACAATGACCAGTGCTCATAGTGGTAATTTATCAACAGATATTAATATGTGGTCTACATATAATAACTTTAGGTTACGTTTAAGTAATAATGGTAGATTGCTTAATAGAGATGATATTGAAAATGGTGCTAGCTTACAATTTTCTATTAGTCCTACAGATCAATCAGGTACAACTGGTGTAATTGTTTTATTAGGTTTAGAACTTAGTTATACTCCTATATACACAGTTGGTATGGGTATGCAACAAGAGGCATTGCTAGTATGATTATAACTGAATTTAAGTATGGACAACGTAATGAATTCAGGTTAATCACTAGCAATTATCCTGATGAGGTACGAACTGCACTAGCAGAATTTGATAAGACTTTATTACTGCTTTGGAATTTAGATGATAATCAGTGGGAAGTATACAGGATTAAGTCTCGTGGTGGTGTGTCTGCTGATGATGTGATTCATTGGCAATTAAGTTATCCTCATGCTATCACGTTGGATTTAATTAACTATCTCAAGAAGAAGGATACTAATCCTAGTGGTTATTTAGATACTAAAGAGATGTTTAAGAAATGGTTTAATCTCATAAAAAAGAATACTGATCTACGTTTGTATAGACAAGCAACTATCCGTGAAGCTATTATTAATAATGCTCAGTGGTATACTAGACGATTAGGGGCTTGTACGGATCAGATTGCTGTTCCTGTCACTGTTGGTTACAATAAGAAAACAGGAAAAAAAATAATGGCGGTAAAAAATGTATAGTTTATTCAAACCGCAAGGTGGCTTGAGAGTAGACAACCGAACGGGTGCTGGTATACAAAACAGCCCCATTGGTGAATTAGATGATAAGTGGATTTTGCTTAGAGCTAGTGCTCTTTTTAATACTACACCTGGAACAGACGTTGCACTAGCTTTTGCTGCTGTAGATAATGAATTAACACCAGGTCAATTAGATGTTTCTGGTTGTACTGGTATTACTTTTATTGTTAGCATAACGGGAATGACAACTGGACCGTTGTCAATAATTCCTAAATTTACTGATTTGAATTCTGGAATTAATGCTGAGTTATCTGTACCTGTCGGTGCGGCTGTTGTTGGAATTATAAAACCAGCAGATTATCGTAATTACAGACCTCGTTTTACTGCTGCTGGTGTATATATTTTTAATTTACCAGTTCCAGCATGTAAGTATATGAAGATATTTCTTAATGTAGCTGCTGGTGATGCAACATTTAGTTTGTATGTAGCACGTGGTTGGCAAAATTATAATCTTAACCTAATTTAATGCAAACTATTCTGCCAGTTTATCCGGTTATGCCACCAATAGACAATCATTGGATTGTACCTTATGGTAATAGCTCAGCTACTACATCACTATCTGGTGGTGGTAATCATATAAATCATTTACCGTTGTATATTGCGTCTCCTTGTCAGTTAGTAGAAATTGGTTGCCGAACTACTGTTGCTGCCGTTAGTGCTCAATCAATTGTAGTTGGTCTATACAAAGTAAGTCAGAATAGCAATTATCTACCTTTAATCTTACTTACACCTAATGATAAAGTAATTTCTTTACAAGGGGCAACTGGCTATAAATCTGTTGCTATTACTGCTGACCTTGATACTGGATGGTACTGGTTATCATATGGACAAGAATTAGCTGTTACAGGAGCAACTGTAATACGTATACCAGCAATACCCCAAGGTTATCTCCTACCTTATGATGTTAATATTGCTGCTTCAGCAACAACTGGTTTACAAACAACTGGGTATACTTATGATGGCATACTTCCAGATATTACTGATCCAATAGCAATGCCAACAGTTATGTTAACAACATTTGGAATTATTCGCATGATGGCAAAGGTAAGAGTACGATGAATTTAGGTGAATTAAGAACGCTCTTACAGCTTAATCTCAGTGATCCTAATGGGGATATCTTTAATACTGAGAGATGCCGTATTCTACTTAATGCTGCGTACAGACATTGTTATAATAAAATACTTTCCGATGGCGAGTCTTTTGTTAAAGAAGATCAGGATATAATCTTTACTGCTAATATACAAGAGACTGTTTTCACTAGTAGTGTGCAGAGAATCTTTGTTGTGCGTGATAGTGACGGTTGTATTATACCATTACGTGATGAAATAAATGCAATATCTTCTTTAATACCTTGTGTATATAGAAAAAATCAATCACTAGGTTGGTTTACTCTACCACTATCTACATTCACAGTGACAGTGACAAGTGCTCCACCTGTTAGTCAGTTCTCTTCAACTGCAAATGATAATACTGAGATCAATGATATCCCTGCTGAATATCAGGATATCGTTATTACATGGGCTACACGTCTAGCTTTGGGTAAAGACGAACAGTCTGTTAATTACTGGCAAGATACTTTTGATCAGCAATTTATGGCTATGATGAGTCAGTTAAAACCACACTTAGCTGTGGGGCATACAGTCGCTGATGTCGATTATTAAAGTAAACAGATTCAAGGGTTATAGCTCGCAACGCGAATCACTAATGCGTGATCCTGCGAAGCTAGCTCGTTGTGAAAATTTAATTATACATAAAGGATATCTTCGTAATTTACCTTATCCTAAAGATATTGTTGAGTCTTCTTTTTTATATAAAATTCAGTTAGTCAATTTCGAAAACTTTGTCTATGTATTACGTTATGTTAGAAATTTTATAACTGGTGAAGGAGGATTTTTTGTATTACAACCAGATCATGTAGTTGTTGGTTTTACGTATGGTTCACCTGATATCCGTACTATCTTTAGAGGACAGGCTGGTTTTACTTTTGGACAATTACAATCTTCTCCGTATGAACCAATACATGCTAATATAGTACAGTTTGGTAATTTTGTTTATATACTTAATATCTCAGCATTACCTGAAACATCACCACTACCATCTAGTAATGAGTTCTATCAATCGTATCCACGAATGGCAAAACTGAGAGTATTATCTCAGGATTCTTTACCACAAGAGAATATCTTTTTTGCAGGATTACATAGACCAGAACGTATAGAAAGTTCTGGCACTAGTGGCGGTGGATCAATTGTTGCTGGTACGTATGGTTTTGCTTTTAGTTTCAAGCATAAACTTATTGGGATATTTAGCGGTGTTCAGTACGATGTTATTTCAGAAGGTGACAGAGTAGAAAGTAATGCAACACGTGACTTAGAAGATGATACTCATACATTTGGTGGAGGCAATGGTACAATTGTTTATCGTTTGTATTTGCCTTTTGGTTATACAAATTTTGAGCCTGGGGTTGGTTATATTGTTCTGTATGTTAGGACAGTGGATCAGGCATTCTACTATCAAGTTGAAGAGATAGATATCACTAACCGGACTAAAGTAACTGCACCAGTAACGGATGTCAATGGTCGGGTTTATGTTGATATTACATTATCAACACCACTAACTCAAGACACAAATATTGTTGCTGAGTTTGATAAGCGACTTACACCAAATGCTTCAGCACACGCGATCTTATTTAAAAATAGAGCATACTGGTGTAATGCTAAATTTGGTAAATCAATACAATTTTGGTCACCTGCACAACTACAATATAGTCAGTTAGTTTTAGCGGATGGCCGCGAAGCTAATTATATTGAAGGAGCATTGCTTGTAGGGAAACAGGAAGAAGGTTTTACTGGGGTTATTGAGTTTCAAAGACAATTAGTATTATTTAAGGAAAGTGAAACTCACGTATTATCAGATGATGCAACACTAATTGGTCCAACAATATTATTTGAAGATTTAGGTAGTGTTAATCTTCATCATGGTAAAGCCCAAATAGTTATTGAAGGTAAACTCTATTTTGGTTGCAAGAACAAGATTGGTATCTATAGATTTGATGGACAAACTGATCCATTATTAGTATCAAGAGATATCGAAGAGGACTTAGAGAACTTAGATAGTGAAACTTTTAGTACTATGACCTTTTATCATGATCCACAAATAGAAGTTCTCTATGTGGTTTGTGGTGAAAAAACAAATACTAATTTAAAGACTCATGTTTTCATTTATCATTATAATGAGATACAGGAAGATGGCGTTGGTGTCTGGACTAAGTATAATCCTAGTCGTTTTATAGATACTACGAATCAGGATAGACAAGACTATAGACATTTTTTCCAGTCTATGCTTGGTTTGGATGGCCTTACTTACCAGACACAATTAAAAGATGATGGTCTGAATAGTGATATGTACGTCATTGATCCACGATCAGATGATATCCATATTAATTTTGTGGGTTATGACTGGCTAATAGAAACAATCGTTTTTGATTTAAATGATGTTCTTCGAGAGAAGTATTGGAAACTAATAAAGCTAGAATCCTCCTATTTTCTTAGACCTGCGAAGTATAATATGGATAGTAATAGTAGACCTCTACAGATTATTTCAGAAAACTTAGAGACTAGTTCAGTAACTAAGATTATGACTATTACTGGTACAGTTGCTCTAGAGAGAATACTTAAACAATGTAGTATTCGTATACGACCTAATAGAGCAAGTGACCCACAACGTATTGTGGTTCAGCCAGTTATACGCAGGCCATTCAAAATAAATGGAATGTTGTTGGATGTATATCCACGAGGTAGACGCTAATGGCAATGACAACTGAACTTGATGGTAAGATAGTTGTCTCAGAAGCAGGAGTCGGTGGGACACAACAGGCAGTAAATCTAACTTCTGGTTCTATTACTCATGAAACTAAGGGCAGAAGATTCTTAGCGTCTAGTGCTGTACCTG